CTCCCCGTTCCCTGATGTCTCACCGAAATATCGCGCCGCTGCCGGCCATCAACCATCCGCGACACAGGATGACTTCCCATGACCCTGAGCTTCGCTCCGGAGCGCATCGAGCATTGGCCGCTCGAGCGGCTGAAGCCCTATGCGCGCAACGCCAAGACGCACGGGGCGGACCAGGTCGCGAAGATCGCGGGCTCCATGGCCGAGTTCGGCTGGACGGTGCCCTGCCTCGTCGGCGAGGACGGGGAGCTGATCGCAGGCCACGGCCGCGTGCTGGCGGCAATGCAGCTTGGGCTGACCGAGGCTCCGGTGATCGTGCTCGGGCACCTGACCGAGGCGCAGCGGCGGGCCTATCGTCTGGCCGACAATCAGCTGACGACCCTCGCCGAGTGGGACGAGGCGCTGCTTGCCGGGGAGTTGCAGGATCTGCTCGCGGACGACTACGACCTGTCGCTGGTCGGTTTCTCGGACGGTGAACTCGACAGGCTGCTCGCGTTCGATGCGGGTGGCGACGGTGCGGCCGAAGGCGAGGAGGCCATCCCCGAAGCGCCGGAGGACCCGGTCAGCCGGCCCGGCGATCTCTGGCTGCTCGGCCCGCACCGGCTGCTCTGCGGCGACGCCACGCTTGTCACCGACCTCGACCGGCTGATGGCGGGATCGAAGGCCGATCTCTGCTTCACCGACAGCCCGTACAACGTGGACTACGCCGGCGGTGTCGGTGCGGAGAAGGCCGGCAAGGGTCGCCGCATCCTGAACGACGCGCTCGGCGACGGCTTCGAGCGCTTCCTCCTTGATGCCTGCGTCTCGATCATCGCGCACACCGCCGGCGCGATCTACATGTGCATGTCGTCGAGCGAGCTGCACACGCTGCAGAGAGCGTTCGCCGCCGCCGGTGGGCACTGGTCGACCTTCATCATCTGGGCGAAGGACCGCTTCACGCTCGGGCGCTCGGACTACCAGCGCCAGTTCGAGCCGATCCTCTACGGCTGGCCGGAGGGTGCGAAGCACCACTGGTGCGGCGCCCGCGACCAGGGTGATGTCTGGTTCATCGACCGGCCAAGCCGGAACGACCTGCATCCGACGATGAAGCCGGTCGGGCTTGTCGAGCGGGCGATCCGCAACTCGAGCCCACGCGGGGGCGTGGTGCTCGACCCGTTCGGCGGCAGCGGCACGACGCTGATTGCCGCCGAGCGCACCGGGCGGGTCGCGCGGCTGATCGAGCTCGATCCGCGCTACGTCGATGTCATCGTTCAGCGGTGGCAGGGCGAGACCGGCGGTGAGGCGGTCCTCGAGGATGGTGGCCGCACTTTCAACGCGCTCGCTGTCGAGCGGTCTGGTCAACAGCTGACGGCGGTCGATGCCGTGGACACGGCGGAGCCCGAGGCTCGGACGGGCCCGCGCAAGCCGGCCGCCGCGTGACCCGCCCATGCGCATCCTCGTTGCCTGCGAGTTCTCGGGCGTGGTCCGCGACGCCTTCCGGGCGCGCGGCCATGATGCGGTGTCCTGCGATCTGCTGCCCTCCGAGCGGCCGGGGCCGCATGTCGTGGGTGACGTGCGCACCATCCTGCACGACGGCTGGGACCTGCTGATCGCGCATCCGCCGTGCACCTTCCTCGCCAACAGCGGGGCGAAGCATCTCTATCTCGGCTGCCGGCGGGAGAACGGCGCGCATGGCGACCGCTGGGCCAACCTTGGGCATGCGGCGGCGTTCTTTCTCGCCATGCTCAACGCCCCGATCCCGCGCATCGCGGTCGAGAACCCGATCATGCTTGGCCACGTGCGGCGGCTCTTCGACATTCCCGCGCCATCGCAGACGATCCAGCCGTGGCAACACGGCCATCCCGAGACCAAGGCCACCTGCCTGTGGCTGAAGGGCCTGCCGCGGCTCACACCGATCGCCGTGGTCGCGGGTCGCGAGCCGCGGGTCCATCGCGAGCCGCCCGGGCCCGAGCGCTGGCGCAACCGGAGCCGGACGTATCCCGGCATCGCCGCGGCGATGGCGGAGCAGTGGGGTGTCGAATGACCATGATCGATGAGGGAGTCCCGGCATGAAACAGTCGCGTGCAATGTCGCTGGTCGAATCCATCACCAACGTGGTGGTTGGCTACGCTCTGGCGATCGCGACACAGCTGGCGGTGTTCCCGCTATTCGGCATCGAGGCCGCGCTCAGCGAGCACCTTGCGATCGGGCTGGCCTTTGTCGGCGTCTCGCTGGCCCGCAGCTACGCGCTGCGGCGGCTGTTCGAGCGGATCAGGACGCGATAGAGAGTATCGTTATGCGGACGAAGCGACCGTTCGGCGCATATACGGCGATGAACGACAAGAAATGATTCCAAAGCGCCGTATCGAGAGCGGAAGAGGGTTTTATCACCAATGTACTTTGCATGAACCGGTATTTATTCGAGTTGTCCCGGGCACTTTTCGCCGTAGAGTAGACAGATGAACAGCCGATTCTTTCTGCTCTTTTGCTCGGTCGGCTTGGTGCCCATCGCCCTCGGCTACGGGGCTCTGCCGGCTGTCAGCCTCGATGCGCTCTTTGGCGTCAAGGTCGAAACGGTAAACCTCGCACACATCATGCGCGCTATCATGGGTCTGTACCTTGGGATGGTCGTGCTATGGGTCTGGGGAGCCTTCAGCACGAGCATGGAACGGCCCGCGCTCGTCGCGTGCGCTGTGTTCATGCTCGGCCTGGCTGCCGGACGTATCTTGAGCTTGCTCGTTGATGGCATGCCGCACTGGCTGCTTGTCGTCTACGCAATCCTCGAAGTGGTTCTCGGCGTGTCCGCGATCGTTCTTCTTCGCAAGACTAGTCCAGCGGCCGCCTAGTATCTTGGCCGTCCTCATCCTGTCCATTGCCCGTTGATACATTGGAAGAATCCGTATCTCAATCCGGTGGCTCTGGGCCGTTCATGTCGATCGCCCGCCACCGCTGACTTGAGTAGCCGCCGCCCAACAGGACGGCGGCGTGATCGCCCTTGTGGCCTGAGTGTTCAGCCGTCGGTGATGCGGTACGCCCTGCCTCTCCCATCGACCTTCTCCGAGGTGATGGTCAGGCCGAGCTTCTTTTTCAGCGCGCCGGACATGGCGCCTCTCGCTGTGTGTGGTTGCCAGTCGAGGGCTGCGATGATCTCGTTGATGGTGGCGCCGCCCTCCGCGCGCAGCATCGCAATCAGCGTCTCCTGCTTGGTGCCGGTGCGGCGGCGGGTGGCCGCGGGTGCGGCCGCTGGCTGGTCATCCGCCTGGTCCTCCGGTTCCTCGGTGATCCCGAGAATGTTGTAGGCCAGCGGCGTGGCGCGCAGGGTGATCGGGCCGCGTTCCTCGTCGTGGCGCCAGACCGTGTTGAGGTTGGTGGCGGCGATCTCCTCGATGAGCCCGCGCTTCAGGAGGCTCTTGCAGACGTTGCCGACGGCGCCGCCCTTGAGGCTGGTGGTGACGGGGAACACCGTCCCGTCCTTGCGCGCGCAGGCGGCAGACAGGATGACGGCTTGGGCGTCGGACAGTTGGATCTGGGTCATGGGTCGTCTCCTTGTCGAGACCGCGACCATCGCGGCCCACTACGACCCCGAGCCGCGCAGAGCGCGGCGGGGGTTCCGGCGGCCCCCGGAGATCAGCGGGCGTGTTCGCCCTCGCCGAAGGCGCTGTCGGTGATGCGCTTCAAAAGGCTCGCGTAGTATTCGAGCGTGCCGACCATGGCCCAGCCGACCTCGTCGGGGGCGCAGCCGAAGTGGTCGTCGCTGAGCGCCTGCAGGCGGGCGAGCATCGCGTCGATCTCGGCCTTCGTGCTGATGAAGGCGTCCAGAGCTGCCTCTCTGTTCCGGCGCGCCTTCTCGGCGCGGAGTTCGTGGCGCGGGGTGGTGATCGGGTTCAGACGGGTCATAGTGGTAGCTCCCTGGGTCGAGTTGCATCGTCCTTGTGATGGGACCTTCGCTCCATGCGCCCGGCTTATCAACTCGATAAACACTTGAATTTGCATGATAATCGGGGTTGGCGATGCAGGGCATGAGCGAGCGCCAGTACGCCGCGCATGTCGGGCTGTCGCGAGGCGCGATCCAGAAGGCGCGGGCGGCGGCGCGGCTCGTGCTGTTCTCCGACGGCTCGATCGACGCAATCGCGAGCGACGCGCGGCGGGCGGAGACCACGGACCCGTCCAAGACCCGCAAACCGTCCGCGCCAAAGCTGAAGCCGGTGCCCGAGGCGGCCATCCAGGCGGTCCACGACACGTTGCGCGGTGAGGAGCGGTTTCGCGACAGCGAAACCGGAGGCGCCAGTGGCGCGTCCGGAGCGACGAACGGTCTGACCGCGCCCGTCGTCGGCGGCGGCACGACCTTCCTGCAGGCGAAGACGGCGAACGAGGTCCTGAAGGCGCAGGAGCGGCGTCTGCGGCTCTCGAGGCTCAAGGGCGAACTGGTCGACCGCGCCCGGGCCGAGACGCTGATGTTCCGCCTGGCCCGCGAGGAGCGCGATGCCTGGGTCACCTGGCCCGCGCGGGCTGCCGCGCTGATGGCGGCGGAGCTGACCGCGGCGCTGGGAGACGGCGCCGACGTGGAGGCGGCGCTGATGCAGAAGGTCCTGGAAGCCCATGTCCGCGCCCAGCTCGACAGCCTTGCCGAGGTCCGGACCGGGCTTGGATGAGGATGTCGTCGCCTTCGATGGCGCCGCCAGCCTGCTGCGCGCCTGGTCGCGCGGGATCCGGCCCGACCCGGACCTGACCGTGTCGGAATGGGCTGACCGTCATCGCTGGCTGTCGTCGCGGGCCTCGGCCGAGCCGGGGCGGTACCGGACCGCGCGCACGCCCTACATGCGCGAGATCATGGACCGGCTCAGCCCCGGCGATCCGGTGCAGCGTGTGGTGTTCATGAAGGCGGCTCAGATCGGGGCCACGGAAGCCGGAAGCTGTTTCATTGGCTTCGTGATGCATCACGCGCCCGGGCCGATGCTGGCGGTCCAGCCGACGGTGGAACTGGCGAAGCGCAACTCGCGCCAGCGCATCGACCCGCTGATCGAGGAAAGCCCCGAGTTGCGCGAGCGGGTCAAGCCCGCGCGCTCGCGCGACGCGGGCAACACGATGCTCTCGAAAGAGTTCGCGGGCGGCATCCTGATCATG